AAAAAACAAAATTTGTGGAAACCTGAAACAGGCAAAACTCGTATTAGGATCGTTCCTTATATACACCGCAAAGACAATCCGTTCTTAGAATTGTATTTTCATTATGACATTAGCAAAAGATCTATGCTATCTCCGATTTCATTCGGTAATGCAGATCCAATTGTAGAGTTTGCAGAAAAACTAAAAAAGACGGGTGACAAAGACGAATGGTTAATGGGTCGTAAGATTGAACCAAAAATGAGAACATATGTTCCTGTAATTGTTCGTGGTAAAGAATCTGAAGGAGTTAAATTTTGGGGATTCGGCAAACAAATTTACACGGAATTATTAAGCATTGTTTCAGATCCAGATTATGGTGACATTACAGACTTGATGAATGGACGTGACATTGATGTTGAATTTACTCCAGCAGAAGGTGCAAATTTTCCAAAAACAACAATTCGTGTTAAACCTGCAACTAGTGCAGCAACGGAAGACAAAGAAATTGCAACAAAAATCATGACTCAACCAGAGATTACAGATTTATTTCCTGAACCAACTTATGAAGAACTAGAAACAGCTCTTAAAGAATGGATGAATCCTGAAAATGCAGACGCAGATGTTGATTCTGAAGAAGCACCAACAACTCCAACTAAAACCGCAAAACCAATTGCTGGTAAAGTAGAGGATGTTGCATCAGCATTTAACGATCTATTTAATTAAGGAGTAACAAATGGCAAAGAGCAAAAGCAAGTCAGAACTGGAAGACAGTTTAGCAAATACCCTAGCAGAAAGCATTAACAAGCAATTTAAAGGGCAGGCATTAAAAACTGCATTCTTTTTAGATGGTGATGATGATTCACCCAGCAATGTTAAAGAATGGATATCATCGGGATGCTCAATGCTCGATTTAGCAATTTCAAACCGTCCATATGGTGGATTTCCTGTTGGACGGATTACTGAAATTACCGGATTAGAAGCATCTGGTAAATCATTATTAGCAGCACACACTTTAGCAGAAACGCAAAAGAAAGGTGGATTGGCTGTATATATTGATACTGAGTCGGCTACTAGTTCCGAATTTTTATCAGCAATTGGTGTTGATTTAAAAACCATGTTGTATGTTCCATTAGAAACAATTGAAGAAATATTTGAAACCATTGAAACAATTGTTGAAGGTGTACGCAAATCAGACAAAGACCGTTTAGTTACAATTGTAGTAGACTCAATTATGGGTGCATCCACAAAAATTGAAATGTCAGCTGAATATGATAAAGATGGATATGCAACTAGCAAATCTATTATTTTATCAAAAGCAATGCGTAAAGTTACCAATTGGATCGCACGAGAACGAATTTGTTTGATATTTACCAATCAATTACGTGTTAAAATGGGAGTATCATTTGGTGATGCTTGGACAACATCAGGTGGTAAAGCAATTCCATTCCATGCATCGGTTCGTCTTCGTCTTAAAAATACGGGACAAATTAAAGCAAAGGTAAATGGAGCTGAACAAATTGTAGGAAGCAAAACAAATGTGCAAGTAGTTAAAAACCGAATGGGACCTCCACATCGTAAAATAGATTATGAAATTTATTATGATAGTGGAATTGATAATTGGGGCGGATGGCTAGGTGTAATGAAAACATTTGATATAGTTGCACAATCAGGTGCGTGGTATACAATGCAAGATGTAGATCATGAAACTGGAGAAACCTTTGGAGATGTTAAATTCCAAAGCAAAGATTTCATTGAAAAGGTAATCAACAACCCGGCAATGAAAGACAGGTTATATAAAAGAATTTGCGATGCTTACATATTCAAATATCAAGCAGGTGTCGATGGTGGAATTGATGATGTTATCATTGTCAATGAAGTAATTGATGAAGAAGGATAATGAACAAGTTTCAAAAATTATTTAACGAGTTACAACAAGAAAGAAGTTTAGGTCCATCAAACGTCAATGATCATCTCATGGTGTTTGATGGCTTAAACACCTTTATAAGAAGTTTTGGTGCAACTCCGGCATATAACGAAGATGGTGATCACGTAGGTGGTATTTCTGGATTCTTGTATTCAGTCGGCAAAACAATTAGAGACTTTAAACCTACTCGATGCATCATTGTATTTGATGGTCGAGGCGGCTCGGCAAAAAGAAAACGAATTTATAAAGATTATAAAGGGAACCGAGCAAACAAAACCAAGTTGCGCAGACACGATCATCATGATTCAACATTGGAACAAGAACAAGAATCAATGCGACATCAATTTAGTCGTTTAATTTCGTATCTAGATAATTTGCCTGTTACATTTATTTCGATGGATGGAATTGAAGCAGATGACACAATTGCATATATTGCTCAAATGTATCAAGACACTTGCAAAAAAATGACAATTGTTTCTACGGATAGAGATTTCTATCAATTAATAAGT